CCGCACCCTTCAGCAATTCATGCTCGACCACTTCGTGCGGCCTACCTTCGACGCATGGCTTGAGGCTGCCATGGAGGTGGACTCCTTCGGCATCCCCGTCCGGCAGTTTGAGCGCTTCTCTGACGCGGCTGAGTTCCGGGGCCGAGCGTGGAATTGGGTGGACCCGCAGAAGGAGATGACGGCAGCGATCACCGGCATGAAGGCGGGGATTCTCTCCCTTCAGGACGTGGCTGCAAACTATGGCCGCGACGTTGAGGAGCTCCTCTCCCAGATCGCCAAGGATCGCGAGCTCATGGCGCAGTTTGGCGTGAAATACGCCCTTGAGCCCTATGCGGCGCAGCAGATGCCGGTGGTGCCGGAGGTGGTAGACGATGCCGACCTATAAAGGCGTGGAAATCAGCACCACCCCCACCGACGGGATGGTCGAGGAGGCCGAGCGCGGCCTTGCTTGGCGTGAGGAGTACGGACGCGGCGGCACCGAGGTGGGCGTGGCCCGTGCGCGGGACATCAGCAACCGGCGCGAGCTCAGCTTCGACACCGTGAAGCGCATGGTGTCCTATTTCGCCCGCCACGAGGTGGACAAGCAGGGCGAAGGCTGGAGTCCCGGCGAGGACGGCTACCCGTCCGCTGGGCGGATAGCGTGGGCGCTATGGGCCGGCGATCCCGGCCGCAGCTGGGCCATCAACATCTCCGACCGCATGGATGACGCAGATGATGCGGATCGCGGTTACCAAGAGGCTCGGCCCTATCCAAACGAGCACGCTGCGCGAATTCGCGATCCCGACCAATACGATGGCTTCCGTCGCATGAATGATGAGCTAGGCGATGGCATCCATATCATCCTCGGGCTCAAGGATGGCACCAGCGAGATTCAGAGCATCCGCTTTGATAAAGACAAGTGGTCGGTGGATGACGCAAAAGCGTGGTTGATAGATAATGGCTATGAACCGCTGGAGTTTGAGCCGGCGACGGAGGAACGCACGATGAGCGAAGAACAGATCGAGACGGTTGAGCCTGAAGTGGTCGAGGCAGCCGAGACCGAGATTGAGGCCGAGGAGCGCAAAGCTGCTCCCGAGGTGGTGCATCGGGCCATGGAGCTCGACCCGCAGGCCGTCAACGCTGACGAGCGCCGAGTGCGCATGGCCGTCTCCTCCGAGGCCCCCGTTGAGCGCAGCTTCGGTATGGAGGTGCTTGAGCACTCCGCCGAGGCGATTGATCTTTCTTTCTTAAATAGCGGCCGCGCCCCGCTTCTGCTCGACCATGACCCCGAGCAGCAGATTGGCGTGATCGAATCGGTAGACCTCGATGGCTCGGCACGGCGACTCCGTGCGACGGTGCGCTTTGGAAAAGGCCCACTTGCCCGCGAGGTTTTCGATGATGTGGTGGACGGTATCCGTGCGAATGTCTCAATCGGCTACGCCATCAACAAGCTGGAGCGCAAAGAGAAGGACACCTATGTGGCCAAATCTTGGCGCCCCGTCGAGGCAAGCATCGTTTCGATCCCCGCTGACGTGACAGTCGGCGTTGGTCGCAGCGGGCACGTTCCTCAAATCACCGTTGAGTCCAACAATCCCAAGGAGGTCACCATGACCGATCAAGTGGACATCGCGGCAGTCGAGGCGGAAGCCCGCAAAGCCGCACAGCGCAGTGCTGCGCAAATCGTCGAGCTCGGTGCTCGGCACAATCAAGGCGAGATGGCCCGCAAGGCAATCGCAGAGGGCAAGAGCGTCGAAGAGTTCCGTGGTGAGCTCCTCGAAGTGATCGGCTCCGAGCGCGCCCTTGAGGCTCAAGAGATTGGCCTGACGAAGAAGGAGCAGCAGCGCTTCTCCATCATTCGTGCAATCCACGCTCTCGCCAACCCGACCGACCGCCGCGCTCAAGAAGCCGCTGCGTTCGAGTTTGAGTGCTCCCGTGCAGCTGCCGAGCAATACGGCCGCGCCGCACAGGGCATCCTGCTCCCGGCTGAAGTGCTCCGTACTTGGAAGCGTGACCTGAACAGCTCTGACGATTCCGCTCTGTTCACCGACGACTTCCGTGGCGGCGACTTCATCGACGTGCTGCGTAACAGCAGCTCCGTCATGCAAGCCGGTGCTCGGATGCTCAACGGCCTCTCCGGCGACGTGAAGATCCCCAAGAAAACCGCAGCAGCAGCCGCTGGCTGGATCGCTACGGAAGGCGGGGCTGCTTCTGAATCGGAAATGACGGTCGGCTCGGTCTCTCTCGCGCCGAAAACGCTTGGCGCATTTAGCGATGTTACGCGGCAACTTTTGATCCAGTCATCCTTGGACGTAGAAGCCTTGATCCGCGACGATCTCGCACAGGCCATTGCTCTCGCAATCGACCTGGGCGCGCTCTCCGGCTCTGGCTCCAGCGGTCAGCCCACGGGCATCAAGAACACTTCCGGCATCAACACCGTTGATTTCGGGACTGCTCCTGACCTCGTGCCGACCTTCGCCCAAGTGGTTGAGATGGAGACCAAGGTGGCCGAGGACAACGCCCTCACCGGCAATCTGGCCTACATCATGGGCGCGGCCATGTACGGCGCACTCAAGACCACCGAGAAGGCCACCAACACGGCCCAATTTGTGGTTGAGCCCGGCGGGACCATCAACGGCTATCGGGGCATCGTCTCGAACCAAGCCGCAGCTGGCGACGCCTACTTCGGCAACTTCAGCGACCTGCTGGTCGGTATGTTCGGCGGCCTCGACATCGTGGTCGATCCCTACACCGCCAGCACCAGCGGCACCGTGCGCGTGGTGGCTCTCCAGAGCTGCGACGTGGCAGTGCGCAACGCTGTGAGCTTCTGCCTCGGTAACGACGGCGGCAGCTAAGCCTAAGCACTAAGGTGACGGGGGCGGCAACGCCCCCTGATCCTCTGGGGGTTTTATGAAATACAAAGTGCTCCGCAACACCGTAGCAGCTGGCCGGGTCCGCAAGATGGGCGCACTGGTCGAGCTCGATGATGCCGAAGCCAGAGAATTGATGGCGATGGGGCGCGTTGCTCCTCACGCTGAAGAGGCGCCCGTCGCAGATCGCGCAGTGGGCCTCAGTGAAGAAACCAAGCCGCGCCGCCGTACCCGTGCGCGCAAGGCTCAGGACTAAACCATGGCCGTCGAGACAGCCGATGATCGACTCATCCTCCTCGCTGACTTTGGAGTGGCTGCGACTTTCACTCCTGCTGGAGGAGGGGCGTCGACTGCTCTCACCGTCATTTTCGACAACGCCTATGAGGCCGTTGACGTTGGGGGTGGTTCAACATTTGCTGTCACGCAGCCCAGAGTCACGGCACGCACCGCAGACCTAAGTGGTGCCACGGAAGGCGCCACCCTTGCTATTGGTGGCGTGACCTACACGATCCGAGTGGTGATGCCCGACGGCACCGGCATCACTGAGCTCATGCTTGAGGCGCCCTGATGGCTCACGTTCGCAAGCTGATCCGCGATGACATCGAGACGACGCTGACGGGACTGGCGACGACGGGCGCTAATGTCTATCAGACCCGCGTCTATCCCATCGCTGAGGATCGCTTGCCCGGTCTTGCTATCTACACGAGCTCCGAGGCGACCGACTACGCGACGATCACGCCGCCCCGGACGCAGGTGCGGGTGCTCAACGTGAGCGTCGACGTCTACGTCAAAGCAAATACCGCCTATGACGACACCCTCGACGCCGCCTGCGTGGAGATTGAGGAGGCGCTCTACACCGACCGCACCCGTGGCGGGAACGCGAAGGACACGCGCATCACCGCCTTCGATAGCGACTTCTCGGGAGACGGCGACCAGCCGGTGGCTCGGGCCACCCTGACCGTCGAGGTCGACTATGTGACGCTTGAGGACAACGTGGAGGTGGGAGCATGACGTTGATTGAGATGAGCGATGGCGCGGCAACTATTATCCGCGTTCGCCCAGATAAGGTAGAATTGATGGAATCGAAGGGCTGGGCCGTGGTGGCTGAGCCTGCTGAAGTGCCGGAGCTTCCGGCTGACGATGACGCCCCAGTGGCATTGGAGGATTAAGCATGGCAACTCACAAGGGCAGCGAAGGCGTCGTCAAAGTCGGCGCAAACACCGTGGCCGAAGTTCGGACTTGGACCATTGCCGAGAGCGCTGACACGCTTGAGGACACGTCCATGGGCGACACGGCGCGCACCTTCAAGTCGAGCCTCACCACGTTCACGGGCAGCCTTGACGTGTTCTGGGACGAGACGGATACCAACGGCCAAGGCGCGCTGACCATTGGCGCCGAGGTGACTTTTGCCGTCTATCCCGAAGGCGACGCCTCCACGGACACCTACTACACGGGCACCGCTATCGTGACCGAGGTGAGCCGCACGGCATCCTTCGATGGGCTGGTCGAAGCATCGGTGAGCCTGCAAGGCACCGGCGCCCTCACTGAGACCACGGTCTAATCATGAGCACTTTGCTGGAGAGGGCAAAGAGCCATTACAAAACCAAACTCAGCGCCGAGCCGCGTGAGCTCCATATCCCCGAGTGGGAGGCGACGGTCTACATTCGACCGGGCATCAGCCTCCACAACCTCGGGGAGATCATGGAGCTCGCAAACGCAGGAAAGAGCGCTGAGGCCATGGTGATGACGCTGGTGCATCGCCTGATTGACGGGGAGGGGCGGCCGGTCTTTCGCAAGATCGAGAAGACCGAGCTGCTCCGAAGCGTCGACCCTGACGTGCTGGCGCGCATCATCGGCGAGATCAACGCCGAGGACGTCAGCGCGGAGGACGTGGCGGGAAACTAAAGGGCGACCCCGACCTGCAAATGCAGTTTGCCCTGGCTGAGCATTTGCACAAAACGGTCGGGGAGATTCGCCAGATGGACTACAGGGAGTTTTTGGGCTGGGCGGCTTGGTTTGAGATGAAGCGGAAGGACTGATATGGCTGACCAAAAGACCGTCCTGACCATCCTTGCCAAAGACAAGACCGCCGCAGCGTTCAAGTCGATCCAGAACGCTGCCAGCAAGACGCGCAAGCGCGTCAATGAGCTCACGCCGGCCTTCGTTAAGTTCGGCGCCGGCGCCGCAACGGCAGCCGCTGGAGCTCTCGCTGCCTTCACTCGGATGTCGATGATCAGCATCGACAATCTCGGCAAGACTGCCGACAAGCTGGGCACCACGACCGAGACATTGGCGGGCCTCCAGCACGCAGCAGAGCTCACCGGCGTCAGCACCGAAACCATGAATATGGCCCTTCAGCGCATGACGCGGCGCGTTGCTGAGGCTGCCGTCGGGACGGGTGAGGCCAAGGGCGCCCTCGAAGAGCTCAACATCGACGCAGCGCAGCTGGTGAAGCTGCCTCTTGATCAACAGATGGCCATCGTCGCTGATGCCATGCAGGGCGTGGGCAGCCAAGCTGACCGCGTTCGCCTCGCCATGAAACTCTTTGATTCCGAGGGTGTGGCGCTGGTCAATACGTTGGGCGAGGGCTCGGCCGGTCTGAAAGAGATGATGATGGAGGCCCAAGCGCTGGGAGTCGCTCTTGGCCGCGTCGACACCGTGCAGGTGGAGCAGGCGAATGACGCCATCGAGCGGACCAAGGCTGTCTTTCAAGGCGTTGGCAATCAGCTGGCCGTGGCCTTTTCCCCCATCATCGAGCACGTCGCCAACCTGATCCGCCAATCGGCCCTCGACTCCGAGGAGTTTGGAAGCATCGGGCAGCGCGTGGCCAATGCGTTGGCGAGAGCCTTTGGCTTCGTCGCCGATGCGGTCCTCGGCCTGCGTCTTGTGATCAAAAATGTGCAGATGGGTTTTGCCATCTTCATGCAGTTCCTGCTCGGCGGGATGGCCCAAGCAGCCAAGGCCGTCGACTTCCTCATTGAGAAATACAACGTGCTCGCCCGCGCCTTCGGCATGGATGAGATTGAGACGAGCGTGAGCGGCACCCTTGAGGGCCTAGCCGCTGCCTTTGGCCGTCAGGCTGACCTAATCCGCCAGCAGATCACCGAAGCGCTGGCTGACGGCCTGCCCTCTGAGCGCATCATGCAGACCCTTGAGGAGATCACGGTGGGCGCCCGCAAGACGGCGGAGGAGCTCGCAGGTGTGAAAACGGGCACGGCCCAAGCCCTTGATGACGTTGCGACCAATGCCAAGGACAAGGTGGCCGACCTGCAATCTGATCTTTCTGATGCCCTGATCAGCGGCGTCACGGATGGCAAGGAAGGCATGATGCGCTCCTTCTCCAACATC